GTATACACTTAGCACCGTGCATGGCGTATAGCTGCTTTGCACGGGATGCAAACTCGTCAATGATTGCCTCTGCCATAGGAGCATTGCTAACCATGTCAATACCATCACACATGGCTTCGTAATAGGCTTCGAGGCCTTCGTGTATAAGATCGGATTCTGCCATCTTGAATAGCTCTACAGCGTACTCTTCAGGGCTTTGCTCTGGCATAGGCTCAGGAGCCATCTCTTCTTCTTCTTCCATCTCGCCCATGCCGTAGTACTCCTCTAGGCTTTTGATGGTGTTCCGAAACTCGGCAGGTGTAGGCGTGATGCTTGCCTCAGCGATAGGCCAGCGAACAATCTCGGAAGCACCACCCATGCTCTTGCGCTCTACCATGTGAGCAGCAGCACCGGAACTAAACCCCATCTTGCCTTGCTTGCAGAGTTTGGCGATCATCTTGCCGTACTCGTCTGCCATGTCGAGCTGTGCCTCGTACCAGAGACCTTCACTGTCCATCTTGATGTAGCCAGATCCAATAGACTTCTTGCCTACCTGAGAATCCATGCCATGATGGTAGTAAACATTCAGCGGAACGCGCTTACCCTCTTCGAGCGGAAATCCATAGTCGGTAAACTTCGTGAAGTAGTCACCTTCCAAATCGGTTGCCTTAGCATCACCAAAGCGCACTAGATAACCTTTAACATGACCAAGGCGGTCAGACTTGATGCCGTCTACAAAACTCGTTAGCACGTCCATGTACTAAGTATCCCACACACCTATACAATGTAGTCTTTTGTAGGTTTGTATCCATCAATAGGCTCTAACCATTGCACTTTCATAAGCGGATCGTTTTGTATACCAAGCGCAAAGTCTATCTCTGGGAACATCTCAGTTCTTGGTCTGTTATATAAAGCTAACCAGTCTTCTATTGGTGACACTTTCATAGCGTCCCAAAGCTCACCCGTTATTTTTGGACGTGTTCCAAATCCTCTGCTTTGAATAATCATCTCAGCACCAGCGCACGTTACTCGTACTTTCATTTTGTACCTAAAACCTCAGTTACCATAAAGCTGAAATAATCAAAATCGTCTTCAGCAAACTTTAGGGGATTTGCTAGCAAGAATTCCATTCCCCTAGTTGGCACTTCCATTCCATAACCGAATATTTCGAAAGCTTCGTATCGTTGTCCGCAATATTCGTTTGGCCACTTATCTTTTTTGTATTCACCGCCAAACGGACTTGGTTCATACTTATCCCCCGCTGTGCGTCGTTCATAAAATTTTGACACTCGCTGGCGTAATTCCTGATCTCTAGAATCTAACCAGTGCATCATTTCGTGTGCCAATGTTCTAAAACCAGACCTCTCTTCAAACCTTGTATTAAATGTTTTTGGTGATGTTACTTTATCTGTGTTTATCGCAATGCGGCCAAAGTTAGCCCACTCGCAATAACCCAGTGCTGGGCCTTTGTCAGTAAATACTTGCATTTCTTGCACATCAATAAACTTAAACATTAGGCTGTCTTTTGGTAACGACAGAGGCCGGTTGTCAATAAATTTTACAACATAGTCTATACAGTCATTAAGTGATTTATGCAATTGTGATGGTATACGCTGATCAGGTGGAACTGCTACGTTGTCAAAATCAACTTTTTTAATTTGCAGTGGTGTGTCAGCAAACATCAAACGGTGCATTTTTTCCCGCATCTCGTCCGTGATTTGTTGGTTTGCTAGCTCGCTATTCAATTTTTCCAGCCGTTTTACATTTTGTTTGTTCCATTGAATAACAGCGTCAAATTGACTGCCCCTCTTCTCAATATCTACAAAATTATTTACATAGGTATTACGTTCATCATAATATGCCTGAATATCTGCATTGATGTCTTCTGGTTTTCGTGGAGCTATCTTCCTAAATGCCTGAAGCAATGCTTGTGGATCTCGATTCAAAGGTAACTTTACAACCTCGACAGGCTTTGGTGCTTCTACTTGCTTTGGTGTTTTAGGCGGCTTTGGTGGTTTTACTGCAAGCGAGCCACCGATATCTTTCAGAGGCAGCACCCGTGTAGTTGGCCCCCAGTCCTGATCCTGCTTGACCTGTACCATATCAAGTAATGGTTTCCCATTTTTGTAAAGTTCAAACCTAGCTGGCCCCATGATGCCGAGTTTGTCCGCTTCCGACAGTCCAGCTAGGATGCGTTCCGGTGTTGCTACCTCTGGTCTGGTGTCAGGAATCGAAGAATCCCCAGTAATCTCAGCCCAGCTCATAGTTACAGGAACCATCACGCATCGGCAGTTTGGATGGCTTGGCATAATCTCGTCTGTAGCGTGTAGCGTTCCTGAGAGAGCCAAGCAAGCAAGACACACACGGCTATCCTGCGTGGCTTGCCGTCGGTATCCCCGCACTGATGGGTTCTGTGTATAGAGTTGCCGTTGTGCTTCCCTAGCACTTCGGATCATCTCAGTACGGGCTATTGTCTCAGCACGTTGTCTGCCAATATCAGCTGCACGTCTTACACGCCGTGCTACAGTTCGTGGCCCTTCACCTAGGCTTATGCCTTGTACCAAAGCCATCTGCATTGCATCGGTGGTTACTTGCGGGATCGTCGCAAATAGCTCACCCAAAGGGCTTCCATCACCCGAAAAACCGACAAAGGCTTGCAGCTGCTCATCTGGCAAGGCTGTCCATGACAATCCGACATCAACGCTTGACGGCTTCTTACCTGCTGCCGCTTCAACAAGGCCTTCCGTTGCATCATTAGCAACTTCAGCGGCTTCGGCTTGTCCATCTTTTGTAATCTGTGTCCCTTCTACCGCAAAGGCTTGCAGGTTGCGTCCGAGTTCGTTGATATTGTCAATGATGCGCTGACGCATCCAAAGGATAGTTTCACTTGGTGGTTCGCCGTTTTCCTCACGCTCTGCGATGCGCTCCTCTAGTGCTTCAAGCTCTGCGATGCTTGCAGCGGTAGCGGCTTTGTACGCCCGTTGCATACGGGATATGGCTACGCCTTCACGATCCAGTAGGTCATTCCTAAACTTCTGCGATGCTTGATAGATCCTGCCCGTACCATCATCTACTCGCTTGTATGAGCCTCCACTAACTCGTACCCGTAAAAAGGGTGGCTTTTGTACACTACCCCCGGAGTGCAACAATCCGTATGCTTAGACTCTTCACCCATGATCTGGTTGCGCTTAGCGGTTGCCCAACGGAAGCCAGCATCACCACCCCACAAGTCCCAGGCTACACGCCCAGGAGATGGGAAGCCATCCTCACCAGAGTTAAACCCTTCAGCTTTCTTGTCTACCTCGTGACGGCTAAAGAACGAATACATCCGGAGAATCGTATCCTCGGACAATGTCTCACCGTTTACAATCTGATTTGCCCGTGCGAGTCCTACCCGTGTGCCACCGTCAAAGCCTTCCGCTTTCCAATCCAAAGCACGTTGTGCCGCTTCCTTCATGCCAGCGTTAGGTCTGTACTTCATCTCGTACGATCTAACAGCAGGAGCTACCGGAGCGTCGGTGGTTTGTACCGGGATGGCTTGTGGATGTAGTTGTCCTTCATCCTCTGGCACGGCTTCGAGACCAGCAATGCGCTTTGCTTCTGCACGATCAATGATGCCAGCCTTGTACAGTTTCTCCGCTCGCTCGGCTTCCGCAGCTAAGTCATCAGCTAAAGCCCTGACCTGCTCAAGGTCGTACTGCACAAAGTCACCTTCTTGGGTTTCTGGGAACTCTGGCAAGAGATCTGCTGTTATAGCATCGGCAATGGTTCGCAGTAGCGGAACCATGCCATCCTCCCACGCTGCTTGCTGCGCTCTCTCAAAGTTGTTGTAGGTAGATCTCTCAAGGCCAGCGCCAAGCCCAAGCACCATAGGGTTGATGCCAAGTGCAGAGCAGATGCGCTCTTCAGGTACACGTCTCACGGTATCGAGAGCAAGCTCGGATGGTGTCAAAGATACACGATCCATCTTGTAGGCTCCGGTCATCACAACGATGCCCCCGGATGCATCGCCTGTTAGGTCTTCGTGCAGCTGTCGCTTGACCTGCCGTGCATCATCCATGCTGATATCTACGGTCTGCTCTTTAGAGTCTGGGCCGACAATCAGGCTAGGCATAGCCCCATTCGCAAGCAAGCCGTAGGCGGTAGAACTTGCGGTGTTGTCGGTAGCAATCTCTCGCAGTACAGCCATGACAGGGCTACGACCAAGGCGTATGTCTGA